GATTAAATGTTAATTTTTGTTTTTTTTATTATGTTAATAACAAACAAAATATAAATTAACGTTTAATCGTTAGATTAAATGTTAATTTATGTTTTTTTTATTATGCTAATAACAAAAAAAAAATATTATATAATTTTTTGACCAAAGGTAAAAAAATCCCTATAGAGGAACAGATAAAAATTATCCTTTAAAAACTATGTTATTTAAAACATTCTTACCTATTTATAAAAAACCCTAAATAAAAAATAATTTTTTATGTCCATGAATTTTGAATAATGAGTGAAAAAATAAAACTTCATTAGCTATTTTATCTTCTTCTTTAAGTCTTTCATAAACTTTCTCTATAAATTCTCCATAATCTAAATTTATATACCAATTTTTATCAACAATTGCATAATTCCCTTTTAACATATAATCTGTGTGTCTAATTTTTCTTTCATCAAAAAAAGTTTGATAAATCCCATATTTTATCAGCCTGTCTTGATCATTATAAAATTGGATTGTCTTATTAATTCCATAGTAAAATTTTAATAAGTTAAAATTTTTATTTCCAACAGTTGGCGAATTAACAGTCACATTATAAATTTTTATTTTATCCAATTTATTTTTAAATAATTTATATTGAGCCAGTCTGATTTTAAAAAGTAATGATACAATATTTCCAATAATTCCTTTTGAATGCCCCAAAAAAACAATATGCGTCTCTTGATTCTGTATCAATTCCAATAAATCATTCATTAAAAAATTTAAAATATCAATACTTTCAAAATAAAATCCCTTATGTAATTCAATGTCAATATCTTCCTTTAAGGGAACTGTTTTTGGATCAAAATATTTATTTTTATATATAGTTTTATTACGCCATTTAATAAATTTATTTTTTTCCAGTTCTGATATAAAATCAAAATTGGTTCTATAATATTCAAATCCACTTAACGCATTTGTTAAATATGAGGCTCCTCGAAATGTTATAATTATATTATTTTTTGTTTTGTTATATATTATATAATATTTTGATTTTTCAAAATCTTTTGAATAGATTATAGAAATTTTTTTCATTGCTTTTTTTATTAAATTATTTTCAATATAGCTTAATGAACAGAGTTGGGTTGATTGAGCTAATAAATCATTATATTTATCGTTTTTAATATTATTTATGTATGAATCTATAAAATTATTATCCAATTTTGTATGTAGTATTTTATTATAATCAACATACTTTTTTGCATCATCTTTATCAAAAAAAATATTTTCCACTTTTTTTAATAGTATATTATCAATTTTTTGCATATTTATTATATGATTATATAATAAATATACAAAAAAATGGAAAAAATTAAAGAACTTAAAAAAGAAATTTAAAATTCCGGAAAAATTTGGATTTTTTCCTTATTTATTACAAGGAAAAATTAAAAATAATTTTATTAATTTTAAAAAAAATGAAAATAATGCATATAAAGAAATTAATAATATTATATTTTATCTTGAATTAGAATTATATATCATGCAAGATAAAAATATTGAGTATTTAACTAAAAATACTAGAAGTATATTAAGAGCAGAGAATGGAATTGAACATAGATTAAATGCATTTGAAATTTATAAAAATAAATTATTAGAAAATAATAATTTAGATATTGAAATGATATTTAATGTTATAATGCATATTAAGTACTTAGAATGCTTAAATACTCATTTTTCAAATACTTATTTTCCAAATAATAATTTACAAATTAATAATGATAATGGAGATTATTAAAATTATTTCTTAATTTGTTTATCCAATTCTTTAACTGTCTCTTTAACGAATTCGTCATAATATTTTTGTCCCAAAGCTATTGATGCTTTTTGATCATCCAAATTATCTTCTTCAATCTTAGATTTTAGTTTCAACATTTCATCTAAACGATATATAGGAAATGCCGATGGATTTTCAATAATTAAGAAAAAAAGTGTTGGGTATTTTTCATGAATATGGGTATATTGTCTCATGCATACTTGTTTGTATTCATCCATATTTGCATTTCGGTGTCTTGTCAATTCTTTCGATAAACAGAAAGAGATTAATTCAGTAATATTTTTTTTAATTTCAGAAGATTTTTCCATAGTCTATTTTTTAATATAATATATATAATTATAAATTTTTTAAATAGTTTTTATATATATCAAAATTATAGAATGAATAATCATTTAATATATTTCATATTATTATTTTTATGGATAGTTATAATTATATTTATAATAATGTTTGTTAAAAAATCAAAATCTATAAATATAGAAAATTTTGAAGATTTAATAGAACAAAATGACTCTTACCAAGAAATATATGATAAAGAATTTGTCGATTTTTATGAAATTATCTATAGAGATTATGCAGATATTGATCATGATTTAAAATTAGTTTCACCCAAAATTTTTAATAATAATCAGGTAAATATATGTGTTGCAGGTTGTGGTGTTGGGAAACTTTGTAACAAATTTAAATCATTAAATATGAATGTTGTTGGAGTAGATATTTCAGAAACTATGGTTAAGAAATCTCAGAATTTATATCCCAATATTAAATTTATTAGAGGAAATCTTAATAATAGAAAAATATTTAATGCTGAGAGATTTAGTCATATTTTCATTGATGAACGAACTCTTTATTATAATAAAGAAATTGATATTACTAAAATTATTTATAATTCTTTCTATTGGCTAAAAGAAGAGGGCTACCTAATAGTTCCAATTTATAATCCTGAAGAATTGCAATGTGCTTGCAGATATTATAGCTCAAAATATATAGATAATAAAGGAAATATTCATGGATTTACATATTTAAATAATTTTAGTCACGATTGTTATTACATAAAAGATGATGAAAATCCCGAAATATTTTATTATTATGATAAGGTTATTTTAGATAATGGGAAAAAAAGAGTTAAGAAAACTAAATTTTATATTCCAGCTAAAGAAAAAATATTTGATATAATTTTAAATAATGGTTTTGAAATAATTGAAATTTATCCAGTCCGAATTCAGATAGTAGGAGGTTATGATTTAGCAGTTTTTAAGAAAAAAAATAAAAAAATTAATGTCAGTGATTTAATATAATTATATAAATATAAGTATAAATATAAATATAATGGATCGTTTTTCTAAAGAATTAGTAATAAGTAATCTTATAAGTTTAAATCCTACAGGAGTACTAAATTTAAAAGATAATGTTTTGCAACCAACTGGAACTAATAATATAATTCAAAATTCTAGCATTGCATCTAAGGAAAATTTGAAAAAAGCTCAAGAAAATGAAATAATTTGTAATAATATTGAAAAATTCGAAAATTACCAAACATTTGAACAAAATAATAAGAATAAAATTTTAATAATTATTTTAATATTTATTTTTATATTTATTTTAATATTTATTTCTAATAAATTATAAAAAAAAATATTAGTTTATAATATAAAATGCCTAAATCTTATTCTGAACAAGATTTTTCGAATGACCTCCAAAAATTAAAAAGCCTTATCAGCAGTAATAACAAAAACAAGTCTAATTCTTCTAAAAATAGGAGTTTAAATAACCAGAGCAATAATAACAACAATAATAATAATCAATCTTCTCAAAAAAGAAGCTTGAATAAACAGAGTAATAATAACGATTATAATCAGTCTTCATTATTTTCTCAGTATGGAGGTAAAAAAGAGGGACCTCTCCGCCATTTCAAAATAGTTATGCTCGATAAAAAACCAGTTGATATTGGCAGTGCTGAAATCACTGAAAGACAGACTCCTTTAAATGCTGCTAAGAAATTATTGCGTTCTATTGCAGTCCATAGAAACATGAAAGGAAATGCAAAATTATCCTTGAATGCCATTTTTGTTATTAGAGAAACCACCCAAGGATCCAAGAAGAAGGAATATGGACCTTATTCTGGAAAATACAGAAAATATTCTCCCGAAGAAATGAAAGCTGCCGAAACTGCTGGTGGAAAAGTCCAATTCAAAATGACTCCAGTTGTTAGACTCTACAAAAGCCGCAATGAAAAGGAATTTTACAATGAAGCTTTAAAAAGAAAAATTGTTAATAAAAGAAAGATGACAATGAATAAAGAGAAGATGATGATGAAGAATCTTAATATGATGAAAGGTGGCTTCTGAGGAAAAAGATATTTATAAAAAAATAATAATAATAATATCTTTTAAATCTTTAAGGAATGACAGAAATAAAAATTATTATTTATTTCTTGAAATTTATAGAAAAATATTTTTTTAAATAAAATTTTATTTAAAAAAGATTTGTTTGATTTCTTGCTTGCTTGTTTGGTTGTTTATTTTTTCCCTTATATTATATTTTTTTCTCTTATATTTTTTTAATAATTTACTTAATTTTATCCATTGCAGGATCATATTTTCCAACAACATCTTTAAAATAATATATAGTTTTCAATCCATCAATTACCTTTACAGCCGGCTTTTCGAGTTCAATTCGCGTTCCAATATATTTATAATTTTTTAAAAATTTACTATTTTTTGTTGGTCCAACTTCTTCCATTTTAAAAACTATAAATTTATCTTCAAAATTCTTTATATCTATAAATTTTAATAAATGTTGAAAAGCTTTTACAGCAGCAACTTTAGGATAATAACCATTAAAATAAACAGGTGTCTCTTCTTTAAAATCAACAATTTTATAAGTTTTCATACTTTTAATTTTCATTATATATAATATAATAAAATATAATTTATTGAAATTCTTGAAATTATCTAATTATATTATATCTATATATATGACAAATAATTATGATGTAGTTCCGGTAAATAGCCACTGTCAAAATGTTGTTAATAAAAATATTATTGAAATTACACCAGGTACTCCTGTTGCTCAAACAACAAACAGTCTAAATAATATACAGCAACAACATGCTGAAAATACTAGATACGATAATATTAATTCATATGATGTTAAACCTCTACATGGAGGTGGTTTAAAAATTTATAAGAATAAGAATAATTCTAAAAATAAAATATTTATTGTTAAATTTATGAAAAATAATTATGAATATACAACAAGCTCCAAAAAAAAGGCATTGAAATATTTTTTAGATAATTTAAAAGAAATAAAGAGTAAAAATAGAATTACAAAAGAAAATAAAATAGATTTTTTAATAGAAATTTATGAAAAAAATAATAAATCCAATAATTTATTATATATTTTAGTATGAAGAATCAAGCAAATATTTTTGGGTTTTTAAAACATGCTCTTTTATCTCATTCCATTTTTCTATATTATACTCTTTTCGCTTTACTCGATTATTAATTCCAGAAGAATAATTCCAAATTATTTTTCGTAATTCTTCTTCTGGAATGTCTGGATATTTTTTTGAAATAATAGTTAAAAACTTAGGATGGCAATGATAGTCAATTGCAGACAAATCCCAGTCTTCGATATTCATATCTTGAATTAGTAAAGAGATGGGCTTAATTATTGTTTTAATAATTAAACCAACATCTTTATTGTTTATTTTTATATTTATTTTGGCTTCAGTAAATCTATGTTGCCATAAATTTATGAATTTATTTATCATTTTCAAGTCACTATCCATACCACCATATGCAATTCTTAAGTGTAATGAATAAAGTATTGATATTTGGCTTGTATTTTCAAGACTATGATAACTAGTTAGTAAAAGTTCATTTTTAATATTATTTTTATTACTTTCATTCTCTTCTGAATCAAAATCATCATTATCTTTTTTATTTATTTGGGATAAAACATATACAAATCCTAAAATCCATTCATAAATATAATTTTTCATTTTAAATGTTTTAAGACTATTTGCAATCATTAGCCATATAATTGTAGATACTGATTCATGCAACATTGTATCTTCTAACATAATAATAGGAATCCGCCGTAATAGTTCGTTTAAATCAAGTTTCATTAAATGATAGCATGATTGGACAGTTAAATTTCCATTCTTCTTTCGGATACTTTTTTGTAAATGAGATTTTAGCAAATGTATATTTTTATAAATTTGTGAATCACGTAAAATAGATTTTTCTTCATTATCTATAAAATAACCACATATGAAAAAATAAAATCCTTTTTTCATATAACTACAATCTACTTTTTCAATAAAGTTTATTTTTTCTGGTTTGTCATCTGTCCAATAAGCATCAGAATTTGGTCTATTTTTTTCAGACCATGATAAGTAAAAATATTTTTTTAAATTAGTTTTTGTTGTAGAATCATTTTTTTTTGATTGATTTATAAAAAAATCTTCAATACTTTTTTGCATTTATATTTAAGTTTAGGTGTAAGTTTATGGAATATTAAAAATAAATAAAAATAAAATCATTTTTTATTTTTTATTAAAAAATGATTAATAGAAAAAGTATAGAAGATTATTAATTAAAAATAATGTTTCCTACAAACTGCTTCATAAACATCATTACTTCCCACAATTGTTTTATCCATTTCCTGAGTAATTCTTTTACTAAAAGAGGCAACAGTCCCATCACCACATTTTTTACACAATGCACTTAATTTAGTCACCTTTTCAGCATGAGGAATCAATTTTAATACATCTCCAAATGGCTCTCGTAAAAAATCTCCATCTAAACCAGCGGCAATAACGCTTTTTTTATCGACATCACACCATTTTGTTATCAGGTCATATGCATCACTAAAAAATTGTAATTCCTCAATAATTATGACATCAGTTTCGTCCAATAACTCTTTATTTTCATCAAATTCTTTCAATTTTTCAATATTTATACAAGTATCAAATTTCTCCTTATTATGTGTAGTCAATCCATTGCTCCCATATCTATTATTAAAAATATGATTTATGACAACAATTTTCTTATTTAAACATTTATATCTGTTAATTATTCTTATTAATTCTGTACTTTTTCCAGCATACATTGGACCAATAATAAGTTCTAAATACCCATAATCATTCATATTTAGTTATATAATTATATAAATATATATTTATATTAATATATATTTATCATTTTTTATTTATTTTTATAAATTTTTATTAAATTTCACTAAAATACAAATCAATACATTTATCATAAATCAAAAATAGTTTTAAAAAATAATAGTAAATTGTATCAGTATAAGGTAAAATTTCTATATATTTAGTTAAAATTTTTTTTGGTTTCTCTTTTGATTCATTTATTATTGAATAAATTTTATCTAATTTTGAATTTTCTAAATGTAATGTTTTTCCACCCTTATTAGAAGAACTAATAGAATTATTATTATTTTTTTCTTTGTTTTTATTTTTATTATTTTTTGTTTCTTTAGAAGAAACTGTTGTTGGTAAAGTAATTTTTGAAGAAACAGTAGAATTACCAATAGAATTTATAGATTTATTTACCAGTTTCGATAAATTTTTTTGATTATTAATTTTTTGAATTATTTTAGAAAAATTATTATTATTTAATTGTAGTAAATTCGATAATCTATTAATTTCATTATTTAATTTAAATTTAAAATCATATAAATTTGTTAATTTAATTTCTGGAGTTTTTGTAGCATTTGGTAAATTCTTATTATTATTAGATTTTACTGATGTATTAGATTTTGTTGTAGATGAGCTATTTGAAGAATTTACTGATGTCATATTTGAAGAAGACATTTCCGAATTTCCATTCCCATTTTTCGTAGAATTTACTTTATTTTTTATTTTTAATTTATTTAAAATTTCACTAATTTTAGAGCATAGATCAATATCTAAATTTTTAATTTCATCAAAATAGATTTGATATACTTCATTTTTATGAATATTTGATTCTTTAAAAATTTTTAAAATATCTTTCATAAAAAAATTATAATGATTTGTTCCATTACTATTTTTATTTTTATATAAAAAATATTGTCTGATTTTTTCTAATTCAATAGTATTATCTGTTATAATTGTATCTTGTTTCAAATAAAATAAAAATTTGTTTTCGGATTTTTTAATTTTCAGATCTTTAGTTATTGTAGTTAATTCTTTATGCCCAGACAATAATAATGTAAAAATTTGCAATAAATCTTGATTTATATCTTGATTTATCTCTTTTTTTTCAACATTTTTATTATTTAAATTCTTTGTATTCTTTGTAACAGCAGCTGTTTTTGCATCAATTTTACTTATTATGTCTATAAATATTTTATTATTTAATGTTGTTTCATATTTGTTGTAATCATTATAATAAGTTTTTAATTGCTCATAAAAACTATTTAAGGTAGAATTTTTTGTTTTTTTATTAGCATTTAATTTATTCAATATAAATTTATTCAACTTTTCTTTTTCTAAATTTGTTTTTGATCGTTCTTTTGTTTCATAGTCTCTTATATTTTTTTGATTATAATTAAGAAAGCTTTTTGATGCAAGTTTTTTTTTATCATCAATTATTTTATCAATGTCTTTTAAAGTTGTTTTAATAGAATTAGTACTTGATGGCTTTTGAGGAGCTTGAATGTTAGTATTACTAATAATTTTTTTACTAAAAAAATCTTTAATTTTTATTAAATTTTGGTTATCATATATTTTAAATATTTTTGGATCTTTTCTGAAACTTTTTTCATAATTATATTTTTCGGTTTTTATATTTATTATTTTAATTCTATTAATTGTTAAATTATAAATAGATTTATTAAAATTTAAACAATTATTATTTATAATATATTCATATTCATTCAATTCATTTTTTAAAAGAGCATTATAAAAAGGGATTAAATGAGGTTTATCATTATCATTAATAAGTTTGTCTATTACATCATAATAATTTTTATTATTTTCTTTAATTTCTTTACAATAATTACTATTTAATTTAACATTTGATTTTATTATAATATTAATTATTTCTTTATTTTGTTCATTAAATTTAATTATTGCTTTGTTATTTTTTATAATTTTATTTAAATTTGTTTTTTGTTCATTATTATCTTATATTTTTGTATCTAGGTCAGCTATTGTATTATCAATTTGGTCAAATTTATCTATTTTTTTATATTCATCATTAGTTAAATATAATTTCAAATTATAATTTATGTCTAATATTTTATTATATATAGATTGAAGTTTATCATATTCTTCAAAATAATTAATAAATTTTATTTCAGGAACTTTAAAAATAGAATATTTATCTAATATTAATTTTAAATCACTTATTGAAGTTAAATTATCAGCACCTTCTATTTTTGAAGATTTTTTTGATGAATTTTCTTTTTTTCGCCCATTTCTTTTTTCTTTAATTTTAGTATTCAAAATTTTTTCAATTTCAGTAAAATCATAACTATTAATATTTTTCTCAATATTTTCTCTATCTTCTTTAATAAATTTATATTCAGGGATTTTATAGGTTTTAATTTTTTCATATAAATCTTTATTTAAAAATTTATTTCTATTTAATAAATTTAAAATTTCATTATTTTTTCTATTTAAAGTTCTCTGTTCTGAATTAAAGTCAGATTCACTTCTTTTTTGAAAGAATTCCTGATATTCTGTTATAAAATTTATTTTTGATAAAGATCTTGAATAGCCGCTTCTACTTTTAAAATTATTATCTATAATTCTATTAATATCACTTTGAGTACTATTTATAATATTATTAAATTGAGCTAATTGATTATTTACAATACTAATTACAAAATTATCAAATTCTGTTTGATTTGTAGGATTACTAGAATTTAAAGTATTAATTAATCTTGTTTTTTCATCATTTAAAGCTTCACAATTTATACTATTTAAAGCATCAATATTTTCATTCTTAATTTGATTAAAGTTATTTAAATCGAATGACGCCGGTGATAAAGCTGTATATTTTCCAATAATTTTCCCAATATTAGTATAAATTTTTTCTAAATCATCACTTTGCTTACTTAAATCTTTTGAAATACCATTAAACTCATCCCATGGATTATTTTTTTTTTCTAATAAATCTTTTAATTTATTTATATCACTATTTACTGAACTAATAATTTTACTTTTAAATTCTATTACATCATTATAAGTTACTGTTTTTTTTTCTATTTTATATAAAAAATTTCCGAATAAAATATATTCGTCATTAATTTTATTATTTTTCACTGTTGATTTGCTATCATAATTATTTATAATAGTTATAATCTTTTCATAATTCATTTTAAAATCATTATAATCAACCTTATACTCTTTTAGTAAATTTTTACCTTTCTCATAATCATCTATTCTTTCATCATTACCTTTTATTTCAAGACCCAGTTGCTCATTTAATTTTTTAATAAAAGTATTTATTTTTTCTTTATTATCAATTATTTTTTGAAGAACATCATTATTGGGTGTAACTTTACTATTTTCAACTATACTCTTTTTAAAATTTTCATAAAAAAAAACATTTATTTTTTTAATAACAGGATTATAATGACTAAACATTGCTTTGTATAAATCGTAATTTAAAGCATTCTCATTTTTCATAACATATATTAAATTCCTATTGTAAAATTTTTCATAAACATAAGAATATAAAATATACAATAATGGCGTAACATAAGTTTCTGCAATATGATTTTTATGAGACTCAAATTGTTTATTATATTTTTTTGTAAAAGAAGTATTTGCACCAATATAACTATTTGGACTTATTTTTTTTTTTATAGTATCATATAAAGTCTTTAAATTTTTTTCATAAATATTTTTGTAAAATTTATCAATATCTTTTAATATTTCATAATTTGGAAGATTAGTTATAATACTCATTATATATGCTAATATAAAATAAGAAAATAATTTAATAAATATTATGTATTATTTTAACAAATCATCGTAATTAGATAATAATCTTTTTAATGATTCATCATCTAATACATATTCATTGATGGTTGATTTAAATTTTTCTATTTTTTCTATTTTTTCATTATTCTTTAATAAATTTTTATTATAATAATAAACTTGAACAATAACAAAAAAAATGAATAATAATAAAATTATGAAAAATAAATAAAAATTCCACATATTATATAATATATATAATAATGATTTTTTTTAAATTATTTATTTCAGAAGTAAATATTTTTTAATAATTAGAAAATAGTAATTAAAAATATATTATATTTTATTTAAGAAAATATTGCGATCAATAATTTTTTTTATAAAAATAAATTCAATCATATATTATTGTTAAAATAAAAAAAATGATTAAATTTTCTTTAAATTTTTAGATATAAAAATATATATATATAAGAGAATATATGAATGAAAATATATCTACATCTACTAACAAATATGATTTATTTAATTTCCTTGATGAACATAAGATAGAAAAAGGAAAAGTGCATACGCACACTTCTATGGGGAAACCCACTGGAGCTTTTTTTATAGGTAATGACAAATTAGATTATTTTTATGAATTATATGAGAAGGCGTTATTTAATGGCCATGATTTGCATATTACTGAAAAACATGAAGATTTTGGACCGCTTATTGTTGATTTAGATTTTAAATATGAAAATACAATTACCGAACGACAACATACTGAAGAACATGTAATGAAAATAGTTGAATTATACATTGCAGAAATTTGCGATATTTTTGATATAGATAGAGATGATCCTAAATTAAATTGTTTTGTTTTCGAAAGAGAACAATGTTATACATTTAAAAATTCTACAATTAGTATTACTAAAGATGGTATTCATTTTATATTTCCACATATAATTTGTAAGCCTGCTGAGCAACATATTATTCGTGATAAATTATTAAAAGAAAAGAAAATTGCCCAAATTTTATCTGATATTCCGATTAAAAATCAAATATCAGACGTGGTTGATAAAGCAGTTATTGAATCTAGTCCATGGCTACTCTTTGGTAGTAAAAAACCTAATTGTGAGCCATATAAATTAACTTATATTATTGATGGAAATATTGAAAAACTAAATATTCAAGAATTTGATTTTTGTGGAGAAAGTTTGGTTAAATATTTTTCTTTAAGAAATAAAAAAGAGTCGCAATTAACACATATTAAAAATGAAAAATTAGATCTTATTGAGCAATTTAATATTAAGAAAAAACCCATTAAAGCAAAAACATCATATAAAATTGACTATGATATTGAACAAATTAAAGATTTAATTGCAATTTTAAATCCAGCCCGTGCTGATAATTATATGGACTGGATCCAGCTTGGTTGGGCACTTCATAATATTGACATAAATTCGCAGGAACTATTAGATATTTGGATTGATTTTAGTAAAAATTCATCCAAATTTCAAAATGGTGTATGTGAAAAAGAGTGGATTAAAAGCAAAAATGATGGACTCACTGTTAGGTCAATCCATCATTGGGCTAAAAATGATAGTCCAAAGGAATATGAGAAAATTATGGATAAAGATATTAGAAAACTATTAATCTCCACATCAAAAGATCCAACAAATTATGATATTGCCAATGTTCTATATATTATGTTTAAATACGAGTTTAAATTTACTGGTTCTGAATGGTATATATTTAAAAATCATGTTTGGAATCGCGAAAATGATGGATATTCATTGCGAATGAAGATTTCAAATGATCTAGCTCGCAAATATGGATATTTATTAGAAGAAAATAATAATATGATAATTTCAAATATTAATATGCCTGAAGAGGAAAAGGAAGAGTATAAAAAGAAAAATAAACAGGTCCTTAATATTATTAAAAATCTTAAAACAACCAGTTTTAAGGAAAATATTATGAAGGAATGTAAAGAACTCTTTTATGATAAAGAATTTGTCAATAAACTTGATAGTAATGTCTTTTTGGTTGGTTTTAAAAATGGTATTTTTGACTTGGAAAGTGGAATATTACGTTCTGGAAACCCCGATGATTACGTTGAATTAACAACTGGAATTGATAAAATTGAATTTAGCGATACCAATGAATTTTGGCCCGATTTACAGAAATTTTTAAATACAGTTTTTGTAGATGAAGAAGTGCGATTCTATTTTTTTACTTACTTGTCCTCGTGTTTAGTTGGCCATAATGCAGAAGAAAAAGCCCGTTTTTGGACAGGTGTTGGTTGTCATGCAATTAATACAAAAATTTCAATGTATGACGGCACTTTAAAAAATGTTGAAGATATTAAATTAGATGAACAATTAATGGGTGATGACAAAACGCCACGTAATGTTATTGAAATAAAACGGGGTTTTGGCGCTATGTATAAGTTTTTTGGATATGGATTTGAAGAATTTATTGTTAATGAAGATCATATTTTGTGTTTATATAGAAAAAGTACTAATACACTACTTCAAATGAGTGTTTATGATTATATAAATATGGATATAACTGTATCATGTGATTATTATTTATACGACAAGAATCTTAATAAATTCGATTTTATGTTTTCATATGTAAATGAAGATTTTTATTATGGTTTTGAATTAGATGGAAATCATTGTTATGAAATGGGTAATGGAATTATTACTCATAATTCAAATGGTAAATCCAAAATTCTAGAGCTTTTTGTTCATGCATTTGGCTCTTATACGATTAAATTTCCGATTACATTACTCACTGGAAAACGCGCTGCATCAAATGCATGTACTCCGGAATTGGTCCAAGCAAAGGGCAAGCGATTTGCATATTGTGAAGAGCCCAGTGGAGGTGAGAAAATTAATTCGGGACTTTTGAAGGAGATCACTGGTGGTGATAAAATTAAAGCACGTGGTCTTCACAAAGAGCCTATTGAATTTAAGCCACAATTTAAGCTATGTATTTTATGTAATGATATTCCGGAACTACCGGCTCATGACACAGGTGTTTGGCGTCGTATTGAGGTAATTGAATTTAAAAGCCGCTTTTGTGAAAATCCAAAAGAGGATCATGAATTTATGATTGATAAAATGTTATCTGAAAAGATGAAACATTGGAAAGAATTATTCATGGCACTATTATTGGATGTTTATTATGCTCAATATAGAGTATCTAAAAAGATTAAGGTTCCTAAAGAAGTTGTTAAATTTACTTTGGAATTTCAAAAGCAATGTGATCAATATGATGAATTCATTGGTGAGAATGTTGTTGAAACAAAGGTTATGTCAGATACAATTGACATTATTGAATTTTATGATGAATTTAAAATATGGTATGAAGATACTTATAGTAATCATAAGTATCCGTCTAAAATTGAATTTAAGAATTATCTTAAGAAAAGATATACATCGAAACGTGTATCGAATAAAGATGTTAAAGGATTTAAATTTAAATTAAAATATGATAAATCCGAAACTGAGATTCCTGATAGTTATGAAAAAGCTAACGAAATAGAAGAAAATAATAGTGATGAAGAAGAAGAAAAAGAAGTAATTCCACCCATCAGTCATTTTATGACTGACAAGGAAATTGTTTTAGAACCGAATGATCTAAAATCTAATAGTAATCAAGATTCAATAGAAAAAATGAATTTAGATGATCAAATGTTAAAAAATTCTGGATATTAAATTTAAAAAAAATTATATATAAAAGATAAAAAATATATATTTTATATATTATAATGGTAAGTGCAATTATAAGTTTATTAACTAATACTTTTATTTCAGGATTAGCTTTTATTGGTGGTATTACTGTAATTAATAAATTGGGGAAGTTTTTTAAAACAATCGAACAAGAAGAGAATGATGGATTTAAGAAAGGATTTGATATAATAATGGTTGATTCAATTGATCAAATTAATACATGCGTTGATTCTTTAGCAACTATAACTTCTAATTTAAATAGAATGTCATTAACTATTTATGATATTGTTTCTGGAAATAAAATTATAAAAAAAAATAAAGAGGGTAAAATAATCATAACTAGTCATTCAAAGATAAATGGGACTATTAAAAGTAAAATTGATGAATTGAATAACAAAGTTAAAATCTATGAAGATGAATTGAATAAAATGAAAAAGAAAAATTTAAAGACTGATTATGTTAATATTGAAAAAGAAGGAACTGAAGATTCAGAAGAAGAAGAGGATGATGCAGAAGAAGACGAAGATGTAGAAGATGAAAATGATGAAGATGATGTAGACGATACAATAGTTGAAGATGTTTCTATTAAAAAAAAATCTGAATTAAAAACTAATGAAAATATTGAATCCGATGAATTTTTCCTTGAAAAATAATATGAATTTTTCCTCGAAAAATAATATGAATTTTTCCTCAAAAAATAATATGAATTTTTCCTCGAAAAATAATATGAATTTTTCCTCGAAAAATAATATGAATATGAATTTTTCCTCGAAAAATAATATGAATTTTTCCTCAAAAAATAATATGAATTTTTCCTTGAAAAATAATATGAATTTTTCCTCGAAAAATAATATGAATTTTTCCTCGAAAAATAATATGAATATGAATTTTTCCTCGAAAAATAATATATATATGAATTTTTCCTCGAAAAATAATATGAATATGAATTTTTTCTTGAAAAATAATATGAATTTTTCCTTGAAAAATAAATTTTTACTTAAAAATATTATATATTTAATATATATTATGAAATATATATTAACTATATTACAAAAATTCATTCCGAAAAAATTACCAAAGCCCGTTGGCAGATGGAGAATAGAAGAGTGCAATACAAAACTTAATAATAAAATCGATTTATCAAATGAAGATCATTGTGGCCCTTGTGGCCAATATGCATTAGAAAAAATAATATTAAAAAACAAAAATAAAAAATAAATTATTTTCAAGAAAAATATAACATAACTATATTTAAAATACTAATATTATATATATATAGGTATATTCTATGAATAATTCAGAAGATATAGATAGATTGGCTCAATCTTTTTTCATTGTTTTAATTTCATGTTCTTTAATGAATGACTCTTACCTTTTATTAAATGATTTTTTTAAAAATAATTATGTTAAGAAAAAAATTAATTACATTAAAAATATTTGTAATATCTCATATAATTTAGTTTTTAATAATTTTAAAAATGATAAAGAGGGAAATATAATAATTGACAAAAATAATATGTCATCAGATGAATTAAATGAAGTTAATTTATTTGATTTACATTTAGACAGTGATATAGATGATATTTTTGAAGATGATGAAGAAACAGAATTTATAAATAAAAATCCAATTATTTTAAAAGAAGACCATTCTGAAACTATTCCTATAATAAATGATGAAGAAAAAGTAAATGAATCACCTATTGCAGAAGAAAATAATCAAATAATTGAAAATATTGAAACAATAAAGTATGAAGAAAATAATAATAATATATTAGATGAGACACCAATATCTTTTTCACCAGAAAATGAAAACAATGGCGAAATTCCTATACTTAGAGAATTAGAAAAACCATTAAATCCAAATAAAGAGTTACGAAGAAAACCGAAGAATAATGCAATAACTATTACAAAAAAAATTAATAACGAAGAAGTGAGTATTTTAAAATCAAATACGAAAATGATAAAAAATAAAAAAACTAAGTAAATATATATGGATGAAAATAATTTATCAATATTACAATATATTAAAAAAAAATATAATATTGAACATTTAGAAGATATTGTTTCACTACTCTATTTAAGCTTATTATGTTCAATAATTATTTATTTATCTATGAAATTTGAAGTTATACAAATGGCTTGTATAATATTTATTATACTATTTTTCTCAATGTATTTAATTAATCAATATTATAAAAAGAAATATGAAGAACAAATAAATGTTATTAATGAAAAAATGAAATACGTGGGAGAGTTATTAGATAAAATATCTAAAAAAAATGTTGCAGAGCGGTCTTCATAAAAAATTGATTATTTTTTTAGAAATATCTTTAAAATTCTTTTAATCTTAAAAATCATATTTTTACTCATTTTTTTGAAAAATGAATAATAAACTAAACGAAAAATTTATTGATATATGTGGAACGGGAAATATTGCATGTGTTAAATTATTTCTTAAAAAAGGAGTTGATGTTAATTATGAAAATGATAAAGGTTGGACACCATTAAATATTGCATCTCACAATGGTCATAAAGAAATTGTTAAATTACTTTTAGATCATAATGCAGATGTTAATAAAAGTTGTAATTATGATTTTACACCATTACATTGTGCATCTCTAAATGGTCATAAAGAAATTGTTAAATTACTTTTTGATCATAATGCAGATGTTAATAAAAGTTGTAATGAAGGTATTACACCATTATATCTTGCATCTAGCAAAGGTCATAAAGAAATTGTTAAATTGCTTTTAGATAAAGGTGCTGATGTTAATAAAGCCAATGATGAAGGAGACACACCATTATATATTGCATCTCTAAATGGTCATAAAGAAATTGTTAAATTACTATTAGATCATAATGCAGATGTTAATAAAAGTTCTAATAAAGATTTTACACCATTATATATTGCATCATATAATGGTCATAAAGAAATTGTTAAATTATTTTTAGATCATAAAGCAGATGTTAATAAAGCCAATAATAATGATGTGACACCATTATATATTGCATCTCAAGAAGGTCATAAAGATATTGTTAAAATACTTATAGAACATGGAGCAGATGTTAATAAAGCTTGTAATGATGGATATACATCATTTAATAGACTATATCGTAAATGTCACAAAGAAATTGTTAAATTACTTTCAGATCATGGAGCAATTGTTAATAAAGCACATAATGATAGTTTTACACCATTATTTTCTGCATCTTCTAATGGTCATAAAGAAATTGTTAAATTACTTTTAGATCATGGAGCAATTGTTAATCCAGTTTGTATTGATGGTTTTACACCACTTAAAATTGCATCCCAAAAAAACCATAAAGAAATTGTTAATTTACTTATTGATACAATACTTCTAAAAGCATGTATCTCAGGGGAACTTGACGAGAATATTAATAAACTTTTAGAGTATGGCGCTGATTTAAATAAAGTAATTATTAATGATTTAACACCTCTTCTTTATTCATTAGAAAATGGACAAAAAGAATTTGCCAAATTACTTATTGAAAACGGTGCTAATGTTAATCAACCTACTAATGAAGGTATTACACCTTTAATCTATTCTTTAGAAAATGGATACACTAATAATGCACAATTTCTTATAGAAAACGGCGCTGATGTAAATCAAGCTTCTAATAAAGGTATTACACCCCTAATTGTAGCAACTGATTATTTATACAAAGATATTATTAAATTACTCATTTCTAAAGGTGCAGAAATTAATAAATTTCCAAATACAGGTTTTAATTCACCTCTTTGTAAAGCATTTTTTAATGGCTCATCGGAAATGGCTAAATTACTTATAGAGCACGGAGCAAATATCAATGAAAAATATGATAATGGTGAAACTCAACTAATATATGCAGCTAAGCATGGATTAAGATATGTTTGTATATTACTTCTTGAAAACGGAGCTAATATAAATGCTGTAAATGATGATGGTAAAACAGCATTATGTGTTGCATCTAAAAATGAACATACAGAAATTGTACAATTACTTGCAGAACATGGTGATACAATATAATAAATAATTATACGGTTACTCTGTCTAATACTAAAAACAATATTATTTATTTTATAATCATTAATAAACTTAAAATTTTATCAACTCTTTTTGCTAGAATACTATAACTATTTTTATTAATTTGATTTGCTATTATATACGCTTCATTAGGTGATATATTTTTATTTTTTATATTGTTTATTTCAAGTTGTTTTGAAATAAAATCTTTACGAATTAAATATATTATTTTTTCTAGACTTTTAATTGTTGTCTCATTAAATTTAAAATTTAAAAATTCAGATAATTCATTTATTAAATAGTGCATATTAAAATGCTCACTAGCAATTTCTCTGACAGAAAGTTGTAAAAGACGTTTTCTTTGCCCTTTTTTCTCCCCTTCAGAAATTGTTATTCCTGTACTATTTAAATCATATAATATATTATTTCCTAAATTTTTACTTTCTTTCATTTTTTCAGTCAATTCTAAACTATTTTTATTTAAATTCTCTCCATATGTATTAATTATAGCAATTAATTTTTTACATCTTTCTTTTAAAAGACCATCATTATTTTCAAGTGAATACTCTAAATATATAAAATCTATTATTTCTCCTATTTTAACTAGTAATGATTCATTAGTAATTTTTAGAGTTTTTAAAAAAAATTTTTTTGTACTAGAATCTAAAGAATCATTAAATAAACCAGGATTTCTGCCTAATATTATATCTTGTTTTATTTCATTAAATAAAGTTTTATGTAACTTAACTAAAATTTGATTGGAATTTATTTCTAAGTGATATTTGTTAAACACTTCAGGTTGTAATATATCAAAATTATTAAATAATTCATTTGATAATTTTTTATTTAATTTATTAGATTTCTCAACTATATTTGAATCAATTCTTTTTATATTATTATTTATTAAATTTTTTTGTTGAATTTTTTTATCATCAAAAATAAAAACTGATCTCATTATATATTATTTAGATAATAAAAACTGTAAATTGATATTTACAAAAAAAATATTAATTTTTCAATTTTTTAATTGAAAAAATTAAAAAATTGAAAAATATATTTTCAAATATAGTTTAACAAATATTCTATACAAGAATTATATTTCATTTTGAAATTGAAAATGAATCAAGAAATTAAAAATGCTGCTTTAGCAAAATTATTTAATAATTTTAAAGATAAGTTTTTCGATGAAATTAAAAAAATTGAAGAAGCTATTAAAGATACATCTTTGGATGAATTAGATTTATCTAATCTACCTGATGAATATTATGTAGATGTATTTTATCCTGAAACAACTCCAATTCCTGAATCTGATGAAACGGGGACTGAAGAAAAATTTGGTGGTCAGAAACCTTTTTTCATAACTGGTGAATCATGGCCTATTGGCAAATATGATAACCAACCTATGCAATTTATTGGTCAAGTAATTGACCCCCGTGATGATTCAAAAGAGTTGCTTCGCATTTTTATTCCTCAAGATGATGATCTTAATCTGGCATTGGTAATGAAGATTATACTAGATGAAACTAATTTGTCTCAACAACAAATTATTCTTCCTCCATGTGATGACATTACTTATGAAGGATTTAAGGTCACGGAATGGATTAAAGATCGAGAACTTAAATCATATAATTATATTAAGGATAATCTTAATATAACTCTAGATTTTTATCAGTTATATGATAAAAATGAATCATCTCCCTCTTTTGAAACAAAGATTGGAGGAACTCACCAATTTACTCAATTATCCGATTATGGAGACGAAGATTATGCCAACTTTTTTATTTTGCAAATAACAACATGCTCATTTGTAAAATATCAATATGGTGATTCTGGAATTATTCATGTTTTGAATGATGGAGAGATTATTGGTGATTGTTGTTAAATTTTAATCATGTTAAACTTCGCTGGATAGATTAATATTGCAATCAATTTGGAAATATCCAATTTAAAAATTGAGTTATTATTATTATAATTATTAAAACTATGCACAAGGAGGTTACTTATTTGATTGTTATCAGTATTATATATAATTTGATCAATAATACATTTTTCATATCCATTATTTGATTCAATAAAAATTATCCAACCATTTTCTAAAATATTATTATATGATGATAAGTTATTGAATTTTACGTAATAAAGCTTATTTGTCGTCCTGTTAATAATATCTAAATGACTATCCATAAATATTATTTTCCCTTCAAATGTATGATTAATATTTTTAATTACACTTACTAAAACATCGGTTCCTATATTTAGATCGTCACTAAATTCCATTTTTTGTAATAGTATTATAATATAATATATTATAATTTTTATTTTATTTAATCGTAACTATATAATTATTTAATATTTATTCAGGTGGTCCAAATAATTTTATTTTACCCGCAGTTTTTCGGTTGTAATAGACTAGGATTGATATGAATACAGCAAGCATTATTCCAAAAATTACTCCAACTCCAATTAAAATATTATCATTTATTTTTGTCTCGTAATTATTCATTTGAATTGCTTGAGAATATGTAGTTATTTTATTATCCAAATTAGTAATTACATTTTGGCTAACATTATAATTGGATCCTGGTAAAATATTCTGTAATAATTCTGTATATTGTTGTTGCATTAAAACTGTATTTTGCCAAGCAGTTTCAACCATTTCTGAAAAAACGTATTCTTGATTAGCACTTGAATTGGGATTTATATGATCTACAGCACTACTATCAAAATTTTCAAATTTTAATATTCCCGTAGTTACGTTATCATGCTTTCCCCAATTAGCTTTATCAAAAAGTTCCGAGCTTACATTATAAATATTGATAAAATATAATTTACTGGCAAAATTATCTAGTTCATAAGAATTATGATACCATACAAAGAAACTTTGGCCATTTTCAGTCGCAATACTTATTGCCTCCTCTTTAGAATAAACTTGTCCCCAATAAGTTAATACTTCAGTGCCAGTATTATTATCATTATATAAATATTGAGCTGCATCATAATTCTCAAATAATTTCCAATATTCTTGGTCGTTATTTAATACTCTATCAATTGGAATTTCATTAATAATTTTATAGGCACTATCAATATCAATATCTTCATTATTATGAATTTTCTTTAATATTACATATTTTTTAGCTTTTAATTTCTTTAGATCATTTAATTTACTATTTATTTCTGTATCATATTTGCGAACTTCCTCTTTTTTCTGCATGGTATTTGCCTTTTTATAAACATTGGAATTAGAAACGATTCGCGGAATTTTAAAAAGTGGATTGGGACAATCAATAAAGGGACGATCTTTATCAATAAAACTTTTTACCATTTGATTTTCAGTATCAGTATCTTCAATAAAAGTGGCACTGCAATTAGACTTATATTTGGAATTTGTTTGATCAATTGGACATTTCAAATCAATGTTTATACTCGATTTATTATTAAGATCAATTGGTATATTTAATATTTTTTTTAATTTCTCATTTTCA